CGTACAGGGATACTTACAGCAACACCACCACTGGAAGATTTGGCTTGGATGAATCTCGCTCATTGGCAAAGCATGTCTGACCAACGAAACATACTCCGCTTCGCACGAGTCGGTCTTTTGTTCGCGGCAGGTTTTTCTGATGAAGAAATGGAAGAAGGTTTGACAATCGGACCAAACCAACTGATTCGTTCTACAAATGAAAGTGCCAAAGTGACTTATGTAGAGCATGGTGGTCATGCTATTGACTCTGGGCAACAAGACCTAGACAAGTTGGAAGAACGAATGAAGGTACTTGGTCTTCAACCAATTACGCAAAGGTCGGGCAATCAAACTGCAACAGGCAGAGCGTTAGACGAGAGCAGAACACACACCGCGATACAAGCATGGATTCGTTCACTTGAAAATACACTACTACAAGCATTTGAGTACG